TTAAACAACTTATTTCAGCGGTGGGTTGTCCAGATTTTAAAGGTAAGCAAGTTTTTTCTGAAGGAGGCAGAACAGGATTTTCAGAAGGTAAAGATTGTTATTTAAAAGGTGTAGAAAAAATTAATTCAGGGAAAATAGCAAAAGGAGCAGAAGCAAAAAATTTTGTGAAGTTTGCTAACCAAGCTTACAAGTTAGGTAGAAATGTTATGAGATTTGGAGTTTTACCTGAAATGGTATGGATAGGCGGAGAAACATTATTACGTATGGGTATGGGTGAAGGGTTAGATGAGTCTTTTGCATATGCCACTTCCTTTCTACCAGGAGGTTCTGCTAGAGAAAAAAAAGCTGACTTTTCTTCCCTTGCAAAAACAGTTGGATTACAGAATGCTAAAACAATTATGAATGTAAGGGGAGCCAACGAGTCAAGAGAAAAATTAAATGATTTATATAATAGTCTTGAAACTGATTTAGCTTTTGCGGGTGGAGATTGGCAAGCACAAGCAGACATTGAAAAAAGATATGAAAAACGTATTGAAGATGCAGAAAAAGAATATAACATTAAAAGTGATTTTGGAAGATTAGATGACATTTCTTCTGGAGCAAACATTGCTGCAAGAAGATTAGAAGAAGAAGCAAAAGATATTAAAAAATCTAAATCACCTTTTACTCGAATGAGAAACTGGGCAGATGAAATTCGTCCAGATACAGTTGAAGGAGACATAGAAACTATCTTACCAAGTGAATCAGATTTAGATATAGGTAAAACAAAAACTGTACCTTTGTTTACTATGGAGGATATAGCAAAAAACTTTATATTTGATCAATATGCAGAAGATCCAAAAGAAAAATTAAAAATATTACAGGGGATGAGAGAAGAAGACGTTAATCCAGGCGAAACAGATTTAGAAAGAATACTTTTTGAACAACAAAGCGGAATGCCTACAGTAAACGAATTTGTGTGGAGAGATATTTTTTCTAAAGCAACTGAAAATCCAGCTTATGCAGAACAACTTTATGGAGCATCTGGAATGATGGGAGAACCAATACAAAATTCTATAATAAGAGCTAATCAAGCTTTTCCTAAAACATATGGTACGTTTGCTTCAGGAGGTATAGCTAGTTTAACAAGAACAATACCACCTAAAAAAGGACCCAATTCTCAAGGCTTGGCTTATCTTAAAAAATATGTTAGTTAACAACAGGAGTTTAAATGGCAGATATCGATAAATCACTCCCAAATGAAATTCGTACTGAATTAGAGGTCCCTGGCGCAGGGGAAGAAGTACAAGTTCAAGAGGAAGTTACAGAAAAAGGTCCCGTAGAAATCACACCAGAAGATGATGGTGGAGCAACAATTAATTTTGATCCATCAGCGGTTAACGTACCTGGTACAGAAAGTCATTTTGACAATTTAGCAGACATCTTACCAGAAGATGTTTTAGATCCATTAGGAAGTGTCTTAAAAGAAAATTATATGGATTATAAAATGTCTAGAAAAGATTGGGAATCTTCTTACATGGAAGGTTTAGATCTTTTAGGATTTAAATACGAAAATAGAACAGAACCTTTTCAAGGTGCAAGCGGTGCCACTCACCCTGTACTAGCTGAAGCTGTTACACAGTTTCAAGCAATGGCTTACAAAGAATTATTACCAAGTGATGGTCCAGTAAGAACTCAAATTTTAGGAGCTGTCACTCCACAAAAAGAACAACAAGCACAACGTGTTAAAGATTTCATGAATTATCAAATTATGGATCAGATGAATGAATATGAACCAGAATTTGATCAAATGTTATTTCATTTACCACTAGCAGGTTCTTCATTTAAAAAAATTTACTATGACGATTTACTGGGACGAGCTGTATCAAAGTTTGTTCCAGCGGATGACTTGATTGTTCCGTATACGGCTACCTCATTAGACGATGCGGAAGCAGTCATTCATACCATTAAGATTTCAGAAAACGATTTAAGAAAACAACAAGTTGCAGGATTTTATTCTGATGTAGAATTAAGTCCACCTGCAGTAACCGAAGACAAAGTTACTGAAAAGGAAAGAGAACTTGAAGGAACTAAAAAAACAGGCAAGCCTGATGATGTTTACACATTGTTAGAATGTCACGTTAATTTAGATTTAGAAGGCTTTGAAGATATTGGTCCAGACGGGGAACCGACTGGTATCAAACTACCTTACATCGTAACAATCGAGGAAGGTAGTACTAAAGTTCTTTCGATAAGAAGGAACTATGCGCCCACTGATCCAAAGAAAAATAAGATCCAATACTTTGTCCACTTTAAATTTCTGCCAGGACTAGGATTTTATGGTTTTGGATTAATTCATATGATTGGCGGATTGAGCAGAACGGCAACGACTGCTCTCCGTCAATTATTAGATGCTGGTACATTATCTAATTTACCTGCTGGGTTTAAACAAAGAGGTGTAAGAGTTAGAGATGAAGCTTCTCCGATTCAACCTGGTGAATTCAAAGACGTTGACGCACCTGGAGGATCGTTGAGAGATGCATTCTACCCTTTACCTTACAAAGAACCTTCTCAAACTTTATTAGCGCTAATGGGTATTGTAGTTCAAGCTGGGCAGAGGTTTGCATCAATTACTGAAATGCAAGTTGGAGAAGGAAATCAAAATGCTGCTGTAGGTACAACTATTGCTCTCCTTGAAAGAGGATCAAAAGTTATGTCTGCAATTCATAAAAGATTATACACAGCTCTTAAAAGAGAATTTAAATTATTAGCAAAAATCATATCAAGTTACTTACCACCAGTTTATCCATACGATGTTGTTGGTGGTGCAAGAGAAATTAAACAAACTGACTTTGATGATAGAGTGGATATTGTTCCAATAGCTGATCCAAATATTTTTTCTATGTCTCAAAGAATAACTCTTGCTCAAACAGAATTACAATTAGCTACATCTAATCCACAGATACATAATTTGTATGCCGTGTATAGAGATATGTATACAGCGATTGGTGTAAAAAATGTTGATCAAATTTTACCACCTCCTACGCCTCCAATGCCAAAAGATCCATCTTTAGAACACATTGATGCGTTAGGTGGAAAACCTTTCCAAGCTTTTCCTGGTCAAGATCACAGAGCACACATCACAGCTCACTTAAACTTTATGTCAACTAATATGGTTAGAAATAATCCGATGATTATGGCTGCCATACAGAAAAATATTTTAGAGCACATTAGCATTATGGCCCAAGAACAAGTTCAATTAGAGTTTAGAGAACAGTTCCAACAAATGATGATGATGCAACAACAAGCACAAACGAATCCACAAGTTCAACAACAGCTTCAACAAATCTCTCAACAGATAGAAGCTAGAAAAGCTATCTTGATTGCAGAGATGACTGAAGAATTTATGAATGAGGAAAAGAAAATTACATCACAATTTGATTCAGATCCTTTATTAAAACTAAAATCTAGAGAAGTTGACTTACGTGCAATGGAGAATGAACGTAAAAAAGAGGAAATGACTAAAAAAGCAGAGCTTGAAAGAGCAAAATTAGTTCAAAGTAGAGAACTTGCTGAAGATAAACTTGATCAAAATGAAGATTTAGCTGAATTAAGAGCTGAAACTTCACTTACAAAACAAGTAATGTCTAGTTCTATGAGAAATAGAGGAGGAAAATAATGAAAAAGATGACAAAGTCACAAAAAAAGGTTAAAAAGGTTATGAGAGAATTTAAATCTGGCAAACTACACAGCGGTAAGTCAGGAAAAATTGTAAAAAACCCTAAACAGGCTATTGCAATTGCTCTTTCAAAAGCTGGTAAAAGCAAAAAACGAGGTTAACATGATGAACTATAAAAAATCTAAAGCAGTTAAAGTGCCTTCTGAAAATCTAATCGTAGATCCAAGAAGTAACACTAGCATCAGAGGCAAAAACTACATTGCAACTGGTGATAAGACAACTGTTAAAGGTACTGGCAAGGCTAAAAAACAAACAGCAACTTGGTACTAGTATGATTCCCTGGGGACTATTTGGTTCAGGGATAAAAGCTGGACTAGAAATTTACAAAAACAAAAAAGCAGCTGACGTTGCAATGTCAGAAGCTAAACTTCTTCATATAGAAAAAATGAAGCGGGGTGAAATTGAGTTTTCTGGCAAAATTGCAGACAACCAGAAAGGCGACTGGAAGGACGAATTTGTACTTTTAACAATTTCTTCGCCTCTGTTTTTGTTGGCATATTCTGTATTTGCAGAAGATGAAAAAATGCAAGAGAAGATTGACTTGTATTTTCAAAAATTACAAGAGATGCCTTGGTGGATAGTTGGCCTCTGGGTTTCAGTAGTCGCAGCTATATATGGACTTAAGGCTACAGAT